CGGTTCTTTACATTGTAAGGTGTAATTAACGAAGTGTTAATCTCATCTACCTTCAGACCTATCACAGTCAACTATCTATATTTACATGTAGACAGTGAAGTTAGAAATAAACGAGACAACTTCCCTCGAAAACTTACAAATCCCCTCACACCTGGAATGGTTACACAGCCTTTGAGCAAAGCTCGGCATCATATTGTGTATCAACTAGATCAAACGACGTGGTCTTTAAACCCGTTCAGAATGAACAAACGTCAACACACTTCTGACTAACAGAAGGCATCCATATTGTGAGAGAAATAGGGTCAAGGAATGATTCTTTATTAACAACAGGAACTTCAACTAAGACGCTCGTCCGGTTCTTCACCGGAGCTAAGGTTGCTCCTAATCAAGTTGTTCTATTCTAATCACCCCTATTTTCCGCTGGCCAGAGGCCACCTATTTCCTATCGTGGGAACTTTACCACGCCGATCATTCGACTTTCAGTCATCGAAATCCTGAATTTTTAATCTGTGCGATTTTACTGTATATTACAGAGTATCGGAAGGTTCTCACCAATCTTTTGCGAGAGTATTTCTTCATCTAAGGCCGGCTCATATTCGTGGAGATCTGATGTCATTAAGACATTCCAAAGATCCCTATTCCACCTCATAGCCTCATAGAATCTATTACCCTGACCTTTAAGAGTTTGGTAAAGATCGTCACGATGATTTCTAAAGAGAGTTTCAATCGTTAAATACTTATAGACTTTTTCATATGTCTTATCAAGCTCTAACGGAGTATTTGTGTTGATGTACCGACCCATAAGGTATCCGCAATCAGTATTAACACCCTCATCTTTTAACCGATCCTGAACAAGATCATGCATTTTCCAAGCCGCTTCCTGCGGAATATTCTTTGGCCTAAACGCAAGATCATACCAATGAAGTTTAATCCAACTGACAGCACGTCTTTCCTGTAAGGAATAAGACTTATCAGAAGGAAGAACGAGTCCAAATCCACCTGCCCAACAAGGGATGTACCAGGGGATTGCTCCATATTTCTTATCATTGAGTTGTTCTCGGTGTTTCTTAACGAAACCTTTCGCAACGGTGTCCCATAAAGGTTCGGGACACGTCTTCTTCAACATTTGTTGCAATACGCCAAGTTGATAAACATTTACAGTACCACTTACACCCCCCTCAGAGGACCTCTTGACCCCATAATAGAGACCAAGATTAACGTATTTCCGTTCGATCCATCGAAACCGTGATTTTACAAAGTCGAGGCCTAGATTAGACCAAGACATCACAGACGTTTCCATAGAAAGACGATCCGGAACGTAATCGTAAAGTACTGAATTAATTACAGCGAATTTATCGGAATAGTAGGTCTTACCAACAGATGTTGCTAGACCCCCAAAAGCGGTTATGTCTTCCCAAACTTTCGGAAGAAACCATTTATTCCCTTTAAGCACACAATCATCTCCATTAACTCTTAGTGGGATCCCTCTCTTCGAGTCGATCACCTCATATGTTTGGTTGTTACTCTCTTCAAGAGCCCAACGACACATAGCTGCATTAGCTATACATAAGATTGGAAATGATGTTACTGAACCCATCAATTGTCCTTCCCGTTGAGGAAAGGCACAGATACCCATGACATGATCATCATGTTTCCGTGGACATCGTTCAGAATCGCTTTCACAAGGACAGTTTCTGTTACATTTTTCCGTACAGAACTCCTTCGCTATAAAAATATGTTTGGTCAAAGACCTTATAAACATTTCCTCAAGAGAGGCTGGAAAGAAACCATTCTTTCTAAGACAAGATGCTATTCTAGTCGCTATGCACTCTGTAACCCAATTGTGTAGATTATCAGTTGAAGACTTATAGTCACCCGACACGATCACGTCTTTACGTGGATCGCATCTTCCCAGACATTCGGTAATGATTTCCTCTGTAACTGGCTCTCCAATTAATTGGAAAGTCTTGTGTTTCCTTAAACGACTCCACATGAATTGTTGGAGCCCCTTAAGAGCAGTATACAGGAAGGGAGGACCTTTAGAGATAACTCTAATTTTCAAGGCCTCCGCCAAGCCGACAGGTTCCACAAATGGAATCTCCGTCAGACCTCTCTTATAGATTTGCCAATAAAGCTTTCGCCACCTGGCTTCAAATCTCTTAACATTTACATGACATCCAATCATCAATTCATATTGATCTGGATTGGTTAGGAATACTTGGTCGAGAAGGGTTTGTTCTCTTTCTCCCAACGGTCCACACACTCGTGTGACCTCATGGTTCACTTGAAAAGTACCATACTTAAATTCCAGAAATTCCTCACGAAGAGTAGTTTCCAAAAACGCATCGTAAATGGCACCAACGGCGCCGAGTCCTGATCTTGAACGATTATAATTGGCTGATGTTGATGGAAAATGAGGTTGTGTTAGATCTTCGATCGTAAACACCTCAGTCCCAAACAATTCATCAACTGTTCGATTTAATTCTCGTTCCATAGTAACTCGGTCCAACGCGAACCACCCTTTTGAACTCTCTACGAGAGACAAAGGTGGAAGCGGCCCCGGTGGAGTGGTAAGAGCTTTCAAAGTCTTGCGTTCCGCAATAGCTATAAGCTCTTCACCAGCCCGAGGCATCCCTTTCTTCGACATAAGGATGGAGTAAGATAAACTTTGTTTCATTTGTTTACTTAAGAACCTCTCTCTCCTCTTGTAGATTCCCTTGATAATCCAACCTGGTTTGTCCATTATGCTTAACCCTTCGGGTGCATCAGGAACTGGTTGATTGTGATCGAACGCGAACTTGGCCGAAATCTTATATTTCATATACTGGATCCATGATCCGGGGCCCTGCGCTGAACAATAGTCAAGGATTTGCTGTATCGCTTTTTGTGTAGCTCGTATGTAAAAATCTTGTTTTGAGCTCTTTTTGCATTTTATGCCGTATAGCTTGTAAATTTCAAGCACGGTCATTATACAATTGATACAGTTCGCACACTCGTCTTCTCCAATTAGTGGTAGATATCTCCTTTTCAAAGAGACTATCATTAAATTAAATTGTTTTGGATAAGATTCGAGTCTAGGTTCTAGGGCCCTAGCACCCTTTACCTCCCACAGATGTGAGATGGTCTCAAC